AGATAATGAATTTAATTAAAGGGTGGCATTTACCAGATTGGGACACCCACTATAAAGGAATGTTGAAAGAGATAAATGGTAAATGGGAATATCAATACGACACAAGAGATTTCAGTTTAAGTCACTGTAACAATTTTGACGCTGACGCAATTGACGTTGGGGGTAATGTAGGTTTTTGGGCAAGAGACTTAGCAAAAAGATTTAGATTTGTTCATGCATTTGAACCACATCCAGACAATCAGTTAGCATTTAAGACTAATATGGTTGAAACAAATTACACCTTATATCCTGTTGCAGTATCAAAAGAAAAGCAAAGTCAAGTAGACTTCTTTTCATCACCAGATGAATGTGGTAACATGTCGCTTAATGAGTGGGGTGTACAAACAGGTAACAGTCTAAGAAAATTAGAAACAACTCAACTTAAAACCACAAAGGTAGATGTAGTCACTATTGATGAATACAACTTTGACCGTGTAGGTTTTATGAAAGTAGATGTACAAGGCAATGAAAGAAACGTTGTACTTGGTGCAGAACAAACTTTAAAAAATAATAACATCACATTAGTATTAGAACTACCTATGAATCCTGGTAGAAAAACATATGAAGAAGAAAAGAAAGAACATGATACCATTGTTGACATTTTAAAAGAATGGGGTTATAATAAACTAGGACAATTGCGTAAGGAGGCGGTCTTTAGAAAATGAATATTGGTGTAGTTACAACATTAAATAAAAAATTATATAAAGAATACGGACATAAGTTTTTTGAGACTTATAATTGGCCTTTTGATTTGATTGTTTACAGCGAAGACATGTTAGATATACCAAACATGAAAGGTCTAGTAGTACGTTCATCATTTGATGAGATACCAGAGTTAAAAGAATTCGTTGAACGAAATAAAGATAGACCAGTTTCAGATACACCACAAGGGTATCTACATGACGCAGTTAGATTTAGTTATAAAGTATATGCATATTGCAATGAAATTATTACAAGTGAAGACTATGATGGTTTAATCTGTATTGACGCAGATAGTATCTTTAACAAGAGGATTGACGAAGATTGGATTGAAAAACACATACACAGACAAGAAAGTTTTATGACATATCTTGGTAGAGGCGACCTCTATAGTGAATGTGGTTTCCTATACTTCAACAGAAAACATGAAAATACTTTTGAGTTTGCTGTTCGTATGAAAGAAATGTACAACACAGATACAGTTTATAAACTAAAAGAAAGCCATGATAGTTTCGTATGGGATTATGTACGAAAACAAACAGAAGAGATACATGGTTGTAAAAATTATAGTATTGGCGATGGTAAACCAGGTCACGTACAAGCAAGGTCTATATTAGGACCTGTTTATGACCACATTAAAGGTCCTAAACGTAAGAAATTATTGAGAAGTCCAGAAAGGCAATTCTAATGATAAACATTTTTATTGGTTATGATAGTAAAGAGAAGGCAGCCTTTTCTACACTAGCGTATAGTATTTTAAAGAATAGTACACAACCAATCGCCATTACACCCATTTACTTAGAAAACATTAAAGACGATTTTGTAAGAGAAAGAACAGCATTGTCTAGTACAGAGTTTTCATTTAGTAGATTTATCATACCACATTTAATGAACTACCAAGGTTGGGCATTGTTTATGGATTGTGATATGTTAATGAGAACAGATATTAATGAACTATGGCGACTAAGAAATGACAAATATGCCGTTCAAGTATGTCAACATGATTATATACCTAAGAATAATACCAAGTTTTTAGGTCAACCACAAACGGCTTATCCTAAAAAGAATTGGTCTAGTTTTATGTTAATGAATTGTGCTAAATGTAGTACACTAACGCCAGACTATATTAATAGTGCAAGTGGTTTACAATTACATCAATTTAAATGGTTAGAGAATGAGGATAAGATTGGCACTTTACCATTAGAATGGAATTGGTTAGTTGGTGAATACGAAAAGAATAATGAAGCTAAGAACGTACACTTTACAGAAGGCGGTCCTTGGTTTAAAGATTATAAAGATGTTGATTATGCAGATGAGTGGTTTAACTACTATAAGGAACAACAGGTGTGATAGAAGTATTTTTAACAGGCACAGGTAAAGATAGGTTCTTAATGAATCTTGCTAGTGATGGTAGAGGCATTGAACATAGACCTGATTTAGGCAGAAACCAAAAGATTGGTCAATACGAAAACGCACATTGGCACACTTTTAATATTAGAGATTGGACAAAGAATCCAGTTGCAGTTATTGGTACTCTTAGAGGTACACACAGAATTATACAAGAAGCACAAAAGAGAAAACATACTTTCTATTACTTAGACCATGCATATTTTCATGCTACAAGAGATTATCTGCCAGGTCCTAATGGTATATTGTATAGAATGATACGAAGTCAGTTACAACTTAATTACCTTTTAGAATTAGAAGATATAGATAGAAAGAGAATTGAGAAGTATGGTGAGCCTAAGAAACCCAAACCATTTTTAAAACAAGGTGGTGAAATATTAATAATTCCACCAACGAAACCAATTGCTAATGTCTATGGTATTACAGTTGACGGTTGGTTGGAGAAGACACAGAGAGACATTAGAGCATTTAGTGATAGAACGATAAGAATTAGATATAAAGACGCATTAACTCCTCTATCAGAATCTTTAAAAAGTGCATGGTGTGTTGTAGCATATCAATCAACAGTTGCTGTTGAATCAATATTAGCTGGTGTGCCTTGCATAGTAGACCCTATATCACAATCGGCACCAGTTTCAAGTACAACAATTGCAGACATAGAAAAACCTTATTACCCAACAGAAGACAAGATTATGGAATGGCAATACAGTCTACTTGCTTGTCAGTTTACAGATAAAGAATTTAAAAATGGTGTGGCCTTAGAAGCCGCTGAGAGGTTGCAGAGTGATAATTGGATTTAAAGGTTCTTTTAGAGTAGGTGAAATAGAAGAAACAAATAGTAGCTCCTATGAATTTCCTAAACACAAAGATTTTAAACTATATGATTTTGAAAATCCACTACCACCTACAGCTGACGCTTATGTTACCACAGGTGTCAAAGGTATTTACAAAGACTATAAAGAACAATATGACTATATTAAAAGTACAGGTAAACCACAACTTGTAATAGAGGGTGCAACATTTAGAAGAGGTCTAAAGTTAGGCACACCTAGTTACCAATATAGAGTTAGTACAGGTTGTTACACATGGAATAAAGGATACTTTGCAAACAAAGGTGTAGGTCCTGATAGATGGAATAAAATACAAGAAGAACAAGGCATAGAGATTAAACCTTGGCGAACAAAAGGCGACTATATTCTTATCTGTTTACAAAATCCTAGCGATACAAGTTTAAATGATTTATATACAGATGAATATTTAAATAAACTAACAAGATATACAAAAGGTGAAGGCATACAGTGGAACTATATTAACTATTTGTATAAAGTTATTCAGGACATTTCAAAAGTGACACACGAAGATATTGTCATTAGATTCCATCCTAGATTCTTAGGTAAGTATGGTGATATAAATTCAGCAAAAGGTGGGTTCTTCAATAGATTTAGACAAAAAGGAATGAAGAATAAGATTATATATAGTACAAACTATGATGACTGGTCAGAAACAAATGGCGGCAGTGGGTTTCAAAAAGACTTAGATGGTGCAAGAGCAGTAGTATCCTTTTCAAGTAATGCATTGGTCGAATCAGTGTGTGAGGGAATACCAACAATTGCATTATCAGAAACATCACATGCATTTCCTATGTCATTTAAGAATGTTGATATTTTAAAGAACAAAAATATTAATGTAAATATAAATAGACAACAATGGTTAAATGAATGTGCTTATACACAATGGACTATTGATGAAATTAATTCAGGCGAAGTACATAAAAGGTTATTAAAATGGCAATAATTACACATAAAATAGGATGGGATAAGTGTTTATCTCACCAAATCTGGCCAGCAATTGAAAAGGGTTGGAAAGACGCAGACCATGAAATACATTTCTTTTGGGGTTTAGCAGGTAAGAATATAGAAGAAATTAGAAAGTGTGAAGAAGAGGGTAAAGAATGGTGGTATGTAGATGTTGGTTACTTAACAGATGATATTGTAAGATATCCTGAACCAAAAATAGTAGCTCTTCACAATACATACTTTAGAATTGTTAAAGGTGGGTTACACACTACTAAATTTACAGTTGTTAATGCTGACCGATATAATATGTTAGCAAAGAAACAAAAAGCAAAACGTAATCCTCAAACACCATTTACAGGCAGTATAGAATTTAAAGGTTGGAGAAGTACAAGAGGCGAGTATGTATTACTATGTCCTTCTAGTCCAACAGTTACTTACCATATCAATGGCATTTCACAAGAAGAGTGGATAAAACAAGTCAGCGAAGAGGTTAAGAAACACACAGACTTACCTATAAAAGTAAGAAATAAACCAAGACCTGGTAATCAATGGTGGGGAACTCATATCCATGATGACTTAAACAACGCACATTGCGTAGTCACAAACATGAGTTTAGCCGCTATAGACGCTATACTACATTATACACCAGTGTTCAGTCATCAAAGTAATGTGGCTGCATTAGTAAGTAGTAGAGACTTAAAGTTTATAGAAAAACCATTTAAACCAGGAGCTAAAACAATTAAAGAGTGGTTGTTTATGTTATGTCACAATCAATTTAATTTGGAAGAAATTGAAAATGGTACAGCATATGACACACTACAGGAGCAAATAAGAATATGAAGAAGCCAAGACACTTCCTAGATTTTCTTGTTAGGTTACGTGTATGGTACGCTAATGTCCGAGGACATAAGGGTAAAAGATGGGATTATGAACCATCTAAATGGTACATGGGCCGACACAGAGGAAAATAAAATGAAACAAGATTTAATTATTATTGGTTATGGTCACGTAGGTAAAGCAATTGATAAAACGCTAAACCCTATTCACAGAATTGTGGCAATTGACATTGATGGTTACCAAAAGAACACAATCACTAAGCATGAGGGATATTCTGCTAAGGGAATTATTATTTGTGTGCCTACTCCTGAGGCCGAAGATGGAAGTTGTGATATATCTATAGTAGAGAAAGTATTACAAGAGAGTAACAAATTAAATTTACCTGTTTTAATTAAGTCAACTATCTCTATTGATGGTTATGCAAAACTAGCAGGTAAGTACAGAATTACATATAGTCCAGAGTTTCTAAGACAGAGACATGCTGATGATGACATGAAAAACATCAAAGACATATTTGTAGGTGGTGCAGATGTACCATTTTGGGTAGATGTACTACGAGAGGTCTATCCTATGAGTGTTAATATACATGAATGTTCTGTTCCAGAGATGATATTAACTAAATACATTAGAAATTCATACCTTGCAACAAAGGTTGTATTCTTCAATGAAATCAATACACTATGTAAGAAGTTAGATATTGACTATAATAAAGTGGTTTCAATGGTATCTAAAGATGATAGAGTTGGTTCTAGTCATATGAAAGTACCAGGAGAACACGGTAAAGGATATGGTGGCGCTTGCTTTCCTAAAGATGTCAAAGCATTTTTAAAGACTGCTGAATTAGCTGCAACCAGATTATCAGTATTGAAAACAGCAGATAAAACAAACAGGCAAATACGAGGTGAGTAATGAAAAGAACATACAAGAACCTTTTTTCAGGCAACAAAACCAGATGGTTAGGTTTTGCTCTTGCTGTTGTAAGTGTTTTTATTCTATCAAGTGCTAATATTAGTACACAGTGGGTTGGTTGGTCTTTAAGTGTAGTTGCCTGTGTTATGTGGGTATACTTTGGTTATAAAGATAAGGATTGGCCGAGAATGTGTATGGAGACAATGTATATGATTTTAAGTTTGAGGGCAGTTTTCAACTGGTTAGGTCTATGAATTTTGTATGTGTATATTATGGTAAAAAATATCAAGTTGATTATGTACAACACCTTTACAATATGGTTGAAAGACATAGCTCTGTACCATACAACTTCATTTGTTTCAACAACCACGAAGACTTAGCATTAAAAGTAAAAGGTAATATAGATTATCGTAGATTTCATTACACCGACTTTGATGGTTGGTGGAATAAACTACAACTATTCTCTCCAGAAGCAGGTTTAGTAGGACCCAATCTTTATATGGATTTAGACGTAGTTGTATTAGATTCTATAAATGACCTCTTTACCTTTGGTGATGACCAAACCTTTGGTGTAATCAGAGATTTCAACCCTTCAACAAAACAGTATAACTCTTCTATTATGAAATGGAACAATACCATTGGTACGCCTTGTGTATGGGAACCATATCTGAAAGAACGTGCAAAATGGGATAGGGAACAAGGAGACCAAAATGTAATGTCATTGCTTATGCAAAAACACGGCAGTCGGTGGTTAAGAACTATGCCAGATGAGTGGACTTTTAGTTACAAATGGAACAACAGAGACAATCCACGATTTGCCAAATCTGATTGGACTTTTGAAAAGAACAACGAATCGAAGGTGGCCGTGTTCCACGGTAACCCAAATCCACACGAATCAGACCAGGAATGGGTCAAATCCAACTGGTGTTGACAACTTGTCGCACTAAATAATTCAAAAGCGAGACCTGGTCTCAAAAAATAATTCAAAAAAAGTTAAAATAACGCTTGCTTTCTGTGTGGAAACCTGTATAATGGACACATAATGATTAGAGAATATAACAAAAAGAAACAAGAAGTTTTATCAGAAAGACTTAAAAAAAGAGTTGCCAAGGCGAAAAAAGTATGTTATAGTATAGACAATAACATGATAAATTTATTATTAACAACACTAACAAAGGAAACACACTATGTCAAAAACTAAAAACTACTATTGGGACGAAGCAGAAAAAGCTGTTGATAAAATTATCGACAATCTTAAAAACAAACTGATTACTGAATCAACTGCTATTAAAGAAATCTTAGATGTTGAAGCAGTAGCTCTAGTAGGTATAGATGAATTCAATGTTGAAGAATTTATCGAAAGCGAAT